ATCGGAGGCTGGCCCCGCGGAGGTCGGCCCATCGGAGGCTGGCCCCGCTGAGGCTGGCCTTGCGGAGGTCGGCCCCGCGGAGGTCGGCCCATCGGAGGCTGGCCCCGCTGAGGCTGGCCTTGCGGAGGTCGGCCCCGCGGAGGTCGGCCCTGCCCGCAACTGTGGCGGCCGGGGCTTGGTGCCGCGACTGTCCGTAGGCGGTGACACACCACGCGCAATGCGCGGCGTACCACGGGAATTTGGCCAGATGAGGGGGGATCATGGGAGCCTCCTAAAGGCTGGCTACAGGTTGAAAGCGCCCGGATCGCGAAGCGCCGCACGCGCGTCCGCCTCCGAGCACAGGTAGCCGGTGGACGGATTCGCTCCGCCCATCCAGAACAGCGCGATCACCTCGCCCGGATCGCAGATCGGGTGCGCGACGAGGGCGAGGTGCATCCGGTAGATCTTGTCCCGCTCCCCGTCGTCTGGGCGGGGATGTCGATGCGGCCGGCGACGGTGCGAGAGAGGGCGGTCACGGGAGGGGGCTGGCCCGCCCATCGAGGCCGGGCGGGTAGTGGGTGTGGCCCATCTGGCGGGCCGCAGCCACGATCGCCGCGTGCGCCGACGGGTCTGCGACTAAGGACAAAATCTGTCCGAGCCCCCGGCTCGTGACGCCATCCTTCACGTCGTCGATCAACTCGGCGACCGTCGCCCCGGGCAAGATTCGCCCGAGGTGGTCGACCCTTTCGGGCCACGCGATCAATTCTTCCATGGTGCTCTCCAGAGGTGAGGCCCCCGAAGGGGCCGGGTGGTCAGCGCGTAGATGTGATGAATTTCCGGACCCGCCGGAGCAGGTCCACGTCTTCGATGGCGACCACGTAGTGGTGCCACCCGTCACACCTGTCCGGGTCTCCGACCCGCTCATGCAGTACGATGGAGCCCTCAACGGCGACCCGCTCGCCGGTCGCCGCGTAGGACGACGGGTCGCGGGGAATCAGCACCGCCCACTCGGCGGCGGCCGGGGCAGTGACCCGGGCGCCATGGATGCGTCCGAGGTCGCGGGCCAGAGTGGGCCCGTGGACGGCGTTGATCTTCGCCGCCCGTTCGGTGGAGACGTGGCGGCCGAAGCCGATCCACGTCCGCCCGTATACAGCCCCGTCCTCCTGGTCTCGGTGCGTCTGAACCTTTACCTCTTTGACCATCAGCCACTCCCCGGAGGGGGTGGCCAAAGCGGAGCCTACCGCCTGCTCAGCGGCGTGCTGTCCGGTGAAACGCACCCGTCCGGGGCGGGTGGCGTACTGCTGCTCGGAGACGGGCAGCAGATCGAAAACGATGCTCCCGGACGCGCCGGGCTTTTTCGGCGCCTTGACGCGCCAATGCGCGCCCTCCAATTCCACGACGTCACCAGTCCTCCACGCGCGGAGATGCGCGTGGCCAAAGATGTTCGGGAGACGGATCCACGCAGATCCGTCCTCCCGCCGGGTCAGCGCGGGGAGTGGGAGGGCGGCCCGCTCCCCGATGACGCCAGCCCGTGCGCGTCCGGGCGCGGTGATTTCTTCGATTTCGACTCTCCAGGACCATCCCTGGTCATCCCGCACCATCACGATCTGCCCGGGGGCCAGATCTTCGGGCCACGCAGGCCCGACCGCGGGGGAGCGCCCCCCGTAGGAGAGCGCGAGATACGCCACCCCCTCACGGGGGTGGAGAGCTATGGAGGGGATGGTGCGGATCTCGGTGACGAGGTTGGAATCCATGGTGATCTCCAGTGGTGAGGCTCCGTCGCCTCGGGACACTCATATTATAGCCACTGTGGCGCGGTAGACAAGAGAAAAGAGCCACACGGGAGAAAATAGGCGAGAATTCTTCGGGGTGGGCATGGTTGCAATCGGTGGGGTAGGATGGGGGCATGAGTGACGGATTGTCTCAGACCGGTACGAGGCCATGATGCGAGCGCGCGTTCAGGGATCGCGCCCACGGTTTCCAGCGGGTGAGCCACCAGCGGGTGACGCGTTTGTGCGCGCGCGCGCCGATGTCCGTAAAGTGGTCGATCTATCCCCAGCTCCTGACGCGGCTATTGCAGGATTTGCCCGCGGCGTGCGCATCTTCGGGCTCACGAAAGGCCAGTACAGCCTGCTTGATCTGATCCGGTCGGTCATCCGCCTGACCGGGCCCGCTGCTGTGCGCCTATCCACCTGGTCGACCGGGATCCGCGACGCGGAGACGGCGGCATGGATGATGGGTCAGGGCGACATCACAACGCTCCAGCTCCTGGTGGACCGCTCGTTTCCCGGCCGTCAACCGCTGTACGCCGGTCGGATCACGGCGCTGTTCGGCGACCGATCGATCGTCGTTACCCGCGTTCACGCCAAGATCGCGCTGATCAGCTCGGGCGACTGGCGGATCGTGATCCGATCGTCGATGAACCTCAACCGCAACCCTCGCTTTGAACAGTGGGATCTTGACGACGATCCGGCCCTTTACGCTTTCGTTGCGGCCTGGTTCGACGAACTCGAGGCGACGGCGCCGCACGGTATGATGTTCCAAGAGTCGTCAGCCGAAGCAGCGTTCAAGTCGGCGCTCTCGGGTAGGGTATCGGACGCCGACATCGTGGCCGAGTTGACCGGAGCAGACGCGGTGAAGCCGGGGGACGAACAGCGGCCCCATACTGCCGACTCCATCGACTTCGGGGACTTCGGGGAGATCGAATGGTGAAGCCGCCCCCGCCTCCAGAGGAGACCTACGCCGGGAAGGCCGTTGACCTGCTCGTGGCAGCCATTGAGCGGGCCGTCGCGCAGGGTGGCCTTGCGGGGGATCGCGCGCTCCTGGAGCAGCTCCGGCGCGAGGTCGCGGCGGTCAAGAGCGGAGCCACGCGCCCGGAGATGCTCCCCGCCCGCTTCAAGGGCACGCGACAGAGAATCTTCGAGGCCCTGCTCCGGGGCTGCAACAGGACGGAGGCGGCGAAGCAAGCGAAGTGCAGCCGGCAGCAGGTCTACCGCTACCTCAAGGAGCCCGATTTCGTGGCGGCGCTCGTCGAGGCTCGATCTGAGCGGCACCAGGCAGCCCTCAGCAAACTGGAGGATCTCCAACCGCTCGCGCTCCGGCGCCTGGAGGGCATCCTCCTGGACCCCTGCGCCTCAGATCGAGACGTGATCGCCGCCGCCAAGGAGGTGATGGATCGCGGAGGGATCCCGAAGACTGAGCGCGTGGAGCACTCGGGCGAGGTCCGCACGACGGACACCAGCCGCGACCCCGACGAGCTGATGGCCCGCCTGGCGGTGCTCCGAGGCGGCCTTGACGGATGAGCGCCCGACGGCCAACGATAGCCACGAGATCCGCGCGCTGGAGGAGGAGCGCCAGCGGATGCTCCTCGAGGACTGGCGCGACATGGCGCGGCTGGGTCCGCAGGAGGCATACCCCGGCTGGTCGCTGCTCTCATGGCTCAAACTGACGACCCCGGGGTATCTGGCGGGGTGGTTCCACCTTGAGCTGTGCGCTGCCCTGGAGCGGTTCTCGGCGGCGGTGGCCCGTGGTGACTCGCCCAGGCTGATGATCTTCGCTCCCCCCCGTCACGGGAAAACGGAGATAGTCAGCAAGAAGTTCCCCGTCTACCATATGGGCCGGCACGCTGGCCACGAGATCGTCTGCGCCAGCTACGGCCAGGAGCTCGCCGACGACAACAGCCGATCCGCTCGCACCACAGCCAGGAGCGACGAGGCCCTGTCCGTCTTCCCGGGCATCCGGCCGAAGCCCAGCCAGAGCAGCAACGTAGACCGGGTGCAGCGGTGGTCGACCGGCAACGGGTGCAGTTACCAGGCGGTGGGCGTCGATGGCCCCCTCCAAGGGCGCGGCGCCCACATCGCGATCCTTGACGACCCGGTGAAGGACGCAGCCGAAGCGAGTAGCGCCACGAGGCGCGAGGCGGTCGAAGCCTGGTACAACACAGTTCTACGCACCCGCATCGCGCCTGGCGGCGGCATAATTTTGATGCTTACCCGCTGGCACAACGACGACCTCGCCGGCCGCATCCTCAAGAAGTCCCGCGAAGATCCCGAGGCCGACCAATGGGAGGTGCTCAGCTTCCCCGCCGTCGCGGAGAAGGACGAACCGCACCGCAAGGAGGGCGAACCGCTCCACGCCGCCCGCTGGCCGCTGACTGAGCTGCGCAAGCTCAAGGCGGCGCTCACCAGCCGCTTCGGGCTCCGATGGTGGCTCGCGCTCTTCCAGCAGCGCCCAGCCCCCGCGATGGGCGACCTCTTCCAGCGCACCATGCCCACCTTCACGCGCTTCTACCGGGAGCATCCAGTTGATCGAGCGGCTCGCGCCGATCGTGTCTTCCTCAGCATCGACGCGAATTTCAAGGAGACGGACGGGGGGAGCTTCGGCTGCGCCCGCGTGATCGCCCAGACCGGGGAGGAATTCGCTGTCATCGACGAGTACCGGGTGCGCGCGGGATATAGCGCCTTCAAGGCCGGGTGCCGGTCGCTGGCCGGCAAGTACCCAACCCTGAGCGTCACCCTGATCGAGGACAAGGCGAACGGCTCCGCCCTGGTCGACGAGCTGCGCGGGATCCTCCCCAACGTGATCGCCTACGACAAGGGGGCGAAGTCCAAGCGGGAGGCCTGGGAGCTGTGGTCCGTGCCTGCCTGCGAGTCAGGGTCGCTCTGGCTTCCGGATCCGCAGCATGCCGATTGGGTCCACGACACCGTCGAGGAGTACATCGCGGCGCGCGGCGAGAAGCGCGGCGAGGTCAACGATCGCCTGGACTGCGACTGCCAGGTGCTCGCCTACGTCCGCACCTCCGCCGCTGGCGAGTCCTGGTTCGATCGCATCGCCAGTCAGATGGGGGTAAGGTAGCGCCACCCATGCCGACCCTGTCCACCCGCATCGCTGGCCGCCTCTCCGCTCTGGCGCAGCGCCTGGACGCGCCTGGGCCCACCGCGCCAACCCGCGAGGACGCCGGGTTCACGACCACCTACGGCACGACTTCTGGGATCAGCGGCGCCGCCCTGACCAACGCCCTCTCCGGAGTCGGAAGCGCCCGGGACTCGGGAGCCACAGCCCGGCCGAACACCCAGCGGGAGTATCTCTCGCCCGAGGAGCTGGTAGCCCTGATGCGGGGCTCGGTCTGCCGCCGCCTCGTCGAGTTGACGCCGCGCTGGGCGACGTTGAAAGGCTTCACGATCACCGACGACACCGACGAGAAGAAGCCGCTCGCCGACGCCTTCCGTCGCATCGCTGTGCGAGACACCGTCCGCAGGGCTGACACCTGGGGCCGTGCCCTGGGTGAGTCGCTGGTGCTCATCGTCACCGACGACCCCGCGAAGATCGACCAGCCCATCGTCCCCAAGCGGGTCCGCCGCGTCCACCGCCTCGAAGTGCTGGACCGTCGCGAGTTCACGCCGATCGTCTTCGAGGGCGATGTCTCCCGAGGTCCCCTTGGCGAGCCGCTGGTGTACCAGATCAGCCCGCGTCGCTCCGCCATGGTGGGCAGCACGACGGTTCACGCTTCGCGGGTTCTGCGCTTCTACGGCGACGCCCTCCCGCCCTCCGAGACGGGATGGAACACCTGGGGGTGGGGTGCCGATTCAGTCGTGCAGGCGTGGTGGGATGGCGTCCGCAACCTGGCCGGCGTGAGCAACTCCGGCGCCCGGGTCGCCGAGGAGCTGGCCGTCAGCGTCTTCAAGATGGCCACCATGCCCGGCAAGCAGGCCGGCGACGAGAGCGCCGCCTTCCTGGCCCGCGCCCTCCTGGTCAACCTCATGCGCTCGGTGGTGGGCTCGATCTGGATCGGCCCACAGGACAGCTACGAGCGCGTCAGCGCCAACGCTACCGGCTACCGGGACCTGAGCGAGGGCGCGCGGTACACCCTCGCCCTGCTCACTGGCCACCCCAACGCGCTCCTCTTCGGCGAGGCTCCCGGCGGGCTCAACACCGACGGCCAGAGCTGGATCACCAACTGGCACTCCAACGTCGGCGCCCATCGCGAGGAGCGCTACCGCGACCCCATCGAAAGGCTGATCGAGATCCTTTACTACTCCGAGACCGGCGGTGTACCGGAGAAGTGGGCGCTGGAGTTCCCGGCGCTGGGCGACATCAGCGAGACGGGGAAGGCGGCGCTTCGCCTCTCCCACACCCAGGCAGACAGCGCAGCCATCCTCGACGGGGTCCTGACCGCGGAAGAGGCGCGGTCCAGGTACACCGAGGCTGGCGGCTACCAGCTGGAGCTTCAGCCAGTGGAGATAGCGCCCACCCGCGCAGCGTTGCCGCCACCGGACCCCGCGGCCGAGGAGTCGGCCCGGCTGATGGTCGAGGCCGCCATGGCACCGAAGCCCCCGAAGCTGGAGCTTGTCGCCGACCGCACCGACGCGACCCCTGGCCACGTCTGGATCGGCGCGGTCCTGCCCGAGCCCGCGAAGGCGTCTTGGCAGGAAGCCCGCCGGCTGATCGAGGTGGTGAGCGGCGCGCTGGAAGACACAGACGATGAGCCGCACGTCACGGTCATCTACATGGGCGAGGTGGACCCCACGAACCTCGCGGAGGTGCTCGCCATCGCCCGCGAGGTAGCCGCCCGCGTTTCCCCCTCCGAGGCCTGCGCTGAGCACGCGAAGGTGTTCCCGCCCGGCGAGGGCAGCGAAGGCCGATGGCCGGTAGTGCTCGATGTCGCGCAGGCGTGGGGGCTCTGGGATCTCCAGAGCCAACTCCTCCCCCGCCTCGCCCACCTCATCACCGCGCGCCAGTTCCCGAGCTACCGCGCGCACCTGACCCTCGGCTACGCGGCCGACCTGACACCCGAGCAGCAGGCCGGGATCGCAGAGGTTGAGCTGCCCGAGGCCGAGTGGATGATCGGCGGGGTCCAGGTCCGATACGGCGGTGTCGTGATCGCGACCCTCCCCCTGGCCGGACGGATCGATCGTGGCTCGTGAAGGGATCGTCCTCGACCTCGGGCCCGTCGTTGAGCTGGTTCAGGCCATCGACGCGGTAGAGGAGGTCTGGCGGCGGGTGCCGGCCGGGGCCCGCAAGGGGCTCTCCCGGCTGATCTGGCTCGCCCCTGATGGCCAGGTCATCCCGTATCGGGCGCCGCAGGAAGACCCGGGGGCGACCTGATGCCTGTCCGCTCCTGGACCGCCACCGAGACCGGCCTTCCCGCCTACCGATGGAGCAGGCGGGGCAGGGCGCACCCCTACGGCCACGGCACCGGGATCATGCAGCACCAGGCGTTCGCCCTGGCCGCGAGCGATGGCCGTGTCTCTCGGCTGAGACAGCTCCGGCAGGAGGACTGGGCGCGCGGGTTGAAGTTCGACGCTCGAGCGAGGGGCCCCTTCAAGGGCCGGGTGCCGCTGTTCTCCGAGCGGCTGAGCACGGCGCATGAGGAGCTGCTCGGCTCGCAACTCGCGCTGACCCTCCGCCTCCTCAAGCAGTACGGAGGTGCCGACATCAAGGCCGCCCAGGCGGATATCAACGAGCGCAGGATCGACACGGTCACTCTGGATAGGATGGAGCGAACGGCGGCCATCCTCACAGGAATCACGGGCCGGCGAGTGGGGGTCAACCCGATCCGGCAGGACGCCGATCCGGCATCCTACTTCCGCCTGATGAGCGTGATCCAAGCGATCCGGGCGAGCGTGGGCGCGTCTGCGGAGGGGGCCGCTGATGGCCTCCGCTTCATTGGCGAGGAGGTCGACGAGGACGCCACCGAGGCCACGGACAAGCAGCTCTCGCGCCTGTTCACCATCCCGATCGCGACGGCTGCCGGGAGCCAGGCCGCGGTGGACGGCTTCGTGGCGCAGAACATCGGGCTCATCAAGAGCCTGACCGGGACCGCGCTGGACGAGGTGGAACAGATGGTGGTCCAGGCGATGAGCGGAGGGACGCCCACGCTTCGACTCGCCGAAGCCATCGAGGAGCGCTTCGGGGTGGCGTGGTCTCGCGCCTCGCTCATCGCCCGGGACCAGACGGCGAAACTGGCGAGCCAGATCGCGGAGAGCCGACAACTCGACTACGGGATCACGAAGGCACAGTGGTCGACCTCGGGGGATGCCCGGGTCCGCCAGAAGCACGCCGCCTTCGATGGGCGGATCTACCTCCTGGCGACGGGGATCGATGGAATCAAGCCGGGCGAAGAGTTCCAGTGCCTATCCGGAAACACGCCGATCGGATTCGCGCACCGAGTGACTAAAGCGTACCGGAGATGGTACAGCGGTCACACGACCGAGATCGTTATGGCCTCTGGTGAAGTGATCCGCCTGACACCAAACCATCCGGTACTCACGGACCATGGGTGGAAGCCGGCACATCTCGTCGATGTGGGCGATCATGTGGTCGGCGCTCGCCAGGAAAGCGGCCACCTCCCTGAACTGGACGTAGAGCACCGAGAGCCCAGCATCGAGGAAGTGTTCGATGCGCTTGCGCTGGTGGGAAATCTTCGTCGGGTGGCTGGTGGTGCACCGCAGTTCCACGACGACGGAACCCACGAGGAAGTCGACGTTGTAGACATCGATTGGAGCCTGCCGCCGGAACTCGACGCCGCGCTCAACCAAAAGGACTGCGAACTCTTCCTCGCCGAAGCCGATGCGCTTGCACTCGGTATTGGCGAGCTTGAGCAGGTGTTCGCGCGTCTTTGGGGTGCCTCGGCAAGCTCGATTCGCGGATTCTGCAAGGCGCTGGCGCTCCTTGGCGGGAGTGGCCGCCATCCGGGCGAACATGCCCTGACTGCGGTTGCGTGGCTCGATTCCTTGTCGACGAAGCTCATCGCTGAGGGTCTTTCGGTTGGTGCCGTACTCCTCTGCAAGAGCCTTCACGCTCTCGCCAGCCAGGAAGCGCCGAGCCATCTCATCGGTCGGGTACTTCTTGGCGTTGTGGGCCGCGCGATGGGGCCGCGCGTAGACGTACCCCCGAGCGCGGAGCTCCTTGGAAAGGTTGCCGCTGTCGCAGCCCTTGATCCTGGCGACCTCCGAGAGCGTTGCCCCGCCATCCAGAAGTTCGATCGCGTGGTTCACGTAGGCGTCAGTGAAGAGGCGGGGAGTTCCCATGTGTTCAACCTGGAGACGGGGTGCGGGTGGTATACAGCGGCAGGACTGGTAGTCCATAACTGCCGGTGTACCGCAAGTCCGGTTCTCGACGACGAAGACGAGGCCATGCTCCGCGCCCAGGCGGTAGCCCGCCAGCAGTCCGAGCTACTCCAGATGCAGGCGAGCCCGACGGTGCAGGGGAAGATCCCGAACCAGTCGAAGTTCTCCGACTGGAACGCCGCTCGAATCGCCAAGATCAAGGCTGGCGATCCCACGTCGGTCGGCCTGCCCGCCGCACCGTAGGTCAGCTCACCACCACGGGGACGGGGAGGGCGTAGTTCACGGATGCCCTGCCACTCCCGCAGGAGTGCGGTTGGCCTCCCAGGTTGCCCCCAAGCCCTCCGCACGGTAGACACGAATCAGCTATTGGTGGTAGATCATTTCTACTCAAAGTAGCAGGAACCCGCCCCTTGCCAGTCCTCCCCATCCGCTGCGACCACGCCGAGCCAGCACTGGCCCGGCGCTTCGACATCGGGACCGGGGATCTCCTGCGCATGGTCAAGCGCGACACCGACGGCACCCTGCACATGGAGGGCATCCCCGTCCGCGAGGGCATCCTGGTCTACCGCACCGCCGACGGCACCGAACGCCGCGAACTGGTGACCGCCGAAGCCGTGCGCGACACTATGACCGGCTGCGTCCGCGCCGCCGTCACGCTGGAGCACCCCGTCAACGACGCCGGGGAAGCGGTATTCGTTGACCCTGACAACATGTCAAAGTACCTGGTCGGCGATGTCGGCGAGACCGTGGAGACCGTGGAGGAGCCCATCCTGGGCGGCTTTGGGAAGCTCCGTGTGACCGCTCGCCGCCGCGACGCCCTCGACGCCATCGGGACTGGGGAAGCCGTTGAGCTCTCCCCCGGGTACGGCGTCACCCTGGACGAGACCCCTGGTGAGCACGCCGTCCACGGCCGCTACGACGCCCGCCAGATCGGGCGCGCGGTGAACCACCTGGCGATCGTCCCCAAGGGGCGAGGCGGGCCCACCGTCCGCCTCCGCACCGACTCCTTCGACGCCGTTCAGATCGGCCGACAGACCCCCTCCGCGCCTATGCGCACCGACAGCGAGGCCCCACCCATGAAGCCCAACCTCTGCGCGCTCCTGACCCTGCTCGGGGTGGCGCGTCTCGATGATGAGGGCGCCGCCATCCAGGCCGGCACCGACGCCGTGAAGAGCCTCCAGACCAACGCAGCGAAGCGCGCCGATGCCGAAGAGGGCGCAGCGAAGTCCGAGGAGGATCTCGCTGCACTCAAGGCCGAAAACGCCAAGCTGAAAGAGGACATGGTCGGCATGAAGAAGGAGATGGACGCCGCGAAGGCGAAGGCTGACGAGTTCGAGCTGGCCGCGAAGAAGAAGGAAGACGCGGCGGATCTCGCCCGCCTGACCGACACCGCCGACCGGCTCGGTGTCAATACCGACGGCCTCGACCTCCCCGCGCTCCGGAAGGCCATCGCCCTGACCCGCGTGGACAGCGTCGACGGCAAGTCCGCCGACTACATCGCCGCCCTGGTGGACGCCGCGGTCAAGGATGCCACCCGTACCGACGACGGCGCCTCCCGCTGGGACTTCACCGATCGCAGCGAGCCCGCCGATCCCACGAAGCGCGGGCAGCCCCAGCGCATCGTCTCCCACCTCGACCGCGCCGACGCCGCGCTCAAGACCGCTGAAATCACCGCTGGGGGTGCCAAGTGAGCCTCGCCAATTTCCTCCCCACCGTCCGCGGTGCGCGATCCGCCTACCCCGTGGGCTTCATCGGTCAGCCGGCCGTCAACGACAACTACCGCTCGAAGAACGGCAACAACAGCTCTCCGCAGGCCAACGACACCTGGACGATCAGCGTCCCCGCCGCGCCTGACGACAGCACCGACTACGCGATCACCCACAACGGGCTGACCGCCACCTACGCCGCGGACAGCTCCTCGACGCAGGCGGAAGTCGGCGCAGGGCTCGCCGCCGCCTACAACGCGTCTCCCGGGATGCGAGCAAAGTACGCAGCGACCTACGCCGCCGGTACGATCACCCTGACCGCGGTGGGGCCGGGGTACACCTACACCCCGACCGTCAACAGCGCGGACACGGCCCAGGACCTCGGCTCTCCGGACAACACGGTGGTGGCAGCCTCCGCCGATACCGTCGCCTTCGGTCTCGTCCTGGCTTCGGTGGCCTTCGCCTCCGAGGGCAGCATCCGCCGCGTCTTCGTGCCGACGACTTCCCTCATGACTGCCCAGGTGCTCAGCTTCACCTTCGCAGGCAACACCGCCAGCTACTATCACGGCACTGTCGAGGTCAACGGCCGCGAGTACAACTGGGGCGGGGTGGTCTGGGATACCAACCTCGACACGACCTGCACAGCCATCGCAGCGGCAATCAACGCCGTCATGCCCACTGAGACTGTGATCGCGGCCAGTGTCGGCGGCGGCGGTGGAGTCGTCACCCTGACGGCCGAGGTGGAAGGCGCCGAGTTCGAGGCCGACGCCCACGCGCAGGGCCACGCCGACGCGGAAGCAACCAAGGTGTACACGACCGGCCCGAGCACGGCAACCAGCCTCGCCCGCGCCTTCGTCGGGATCTCAGAGCGGCGCCTCGATGTCGAGGATCTCACCATCGGTGGCGACGACCCCGCCTACCCCGCCAACGGGAACCTGGTCTACCAGATCAAGGGTGAGATGTGGGTCCAGCGCGACACCTCCGAGACCTGGGCTCCTGGCGACGCCTGCTATGTCTCCGTCGCCTCGGCGACGAAGGGCCGGGTCTACAACGCCGCCGGGACCGATCGCGTCTACCTGCCCCCTCAGCTCCTCCGCGTCGAGCGGTCGGAGCCGTCTTCTACCAGCGACGGGCTCGGCCTCGTCAGCATCTACGGAGGCTGATCCCAATGTCTTCACAATTTCTCCTCGTCAGCGAGGGCGGCCACGTCGAGCCGATGGCCTCGATCGGCGACATCAGCGCCCGGGTGGCCATCGCGGGCCAAATGGCCCCGATCCGCACCGACGCCGCCGGCCGCTTGGTGCGCGACTTCGCCGCCTACTCCGAACTCAAGACCGAGGCGGTGCTGTCCGCTCAGTTCGATGCCGCCCGCGCCGATCACCGGCAGATGGCAGGCAGTGGACGGGCCGACGACTTCGCATCGACCCTCGGCGGCGGAGTCAGCCCGCGCGACCTCTCCCATCGGATGAAGGCGGCGCTCGACACCCCGATGCAGACGATGACCTCGGAGGCCGCCTTCCCGGCGAACTCCGAGATCCAGCCGGGCGCCCTGAGCTGGGAGCAGAGCCGGATGTACGAGACCGGCGAAGCCTTCGTCTACCGCGGTGGCTCCGGGGCGGACATCATCCCGGTGGGAGTCGGCGGCGCGACGGCTACGGGGAAGGTGGTCTACCTAATTAGCAAGGCGACCAACAACTTCCTCGAAGGCCTGGTTCTCAACCGGATCGGCGCCGGCCTCGATGTCCAGGCCCGCAAGATGCGCGTCGCCCGCGACGTGATCGTGCGCCTGATCAACCGCTGGAACTGGCTCGGCGCCGCCGAGCATGGGATCTTCGGAGTCTACAACAACCCCTACATCGACACCGCCCTGTCCGCAGTCCCCTACACCGCCGCCTCTGCCGTCGATGACATCGTGGCCGACTTCTCGCTGTGGGCGAACTACGCCGAGACTGAGTCCAACTCGGTCTACCAGCCGAATCAGGTGGCCATCGCCCCGAAGCTCGCCATCTACCTGGCGACCACCGGCTACGGCACCAACCGGGACAAGACGCTCTGGGAGTTCATCCTCCAGTCCAACCCGCACATCACCCGCGTGGTGCGCAGCCCAGAGCTGAACGACATCGGCGGCACCGGTGTCCACGGCATGATGTTCTCCCGGATCGGGAGCGGTCCCACCGACTCCAGCATCGAGCGGCTCACGGTCATGCCGCCCACCCTCCTCCCCCCTGACACCCGCGCCCTGGGCTCCGACTTCTACATGGTCGGCGCGACCGGTGGCCTCCACCAGAATAGCGCCGGGGACAACCTCTTCATCCTCGTCGAAGGATCGTGATCGCCATGGCCGACGCAAAGCCCAGCACCCTGATGGTCCGCAACGCTGGCACTCGCCGCGTGATCCTCGGCCCGCCCCCGAAGTCGAAGGGCGGCGGATCCCCGCTGCTCATCGGCACGACCGACGACGCCCGAATCGCCGCCAAGGCCATGAAGGGCAGCGTGCCCCCCGACATCACCGAGCTGAAGGACGCCACGGCCGACCTCTGGCGGAAGAGCAAGGTGCTCGCCGCCGCGAGGGCGCACCTGGGCCTCCAGGTCGCCTGAGCCGTGGCCACGGACACCGCCGCGATCCTGGCTGTCTTCCGAGTGCTCGCCCCCGAGTTCTCGGCGACTTCCGACGCGACGGTGAACGCGCTCACCGGGGTCCTGGCCGACACCCTTACGGCGTCGGTCTTCGGCGGGCAGATAAGCAGCGCCGTCGCCCGTCTCGCCGCTCACGAGCTGACCCTCCAGGCCCGAGACGCGGCATCCAGCGCAGGAGCCCGCGGGGTCGGCGCGGTCGCCTCGGTCGGCTCTGGGGATCTCTCCATTTCCTTCGCCGGCCCGTCGAGCCCGTCGTTCTCCTCCGAGGATGACGAGTTGAGGCAGACGCGCCACGGCCTCGCCTTCCTCCGCATCCGCGACAGTCGCGACGGCACCGGCCTGATGTTTGTCGCATAGGGGCTCCCGATGACCTTCCTTTCCCGCATTGCCGACACCATTCAGGGCTCCCTCGCCATGCTCGGGCTGGAGCTGCGGGTCAACGCAGCGGCCCGTGCGTCGAGCTCCGTCCAGATCATGGCGGTGGCCGGGGTGCCGACCGATGCCCCAACCAACGTGGGGATCGCCCTCAACGTCGAGGGCGGCGACGCGAACGCGGTGCTCTACGTCTGGTACCAGGGCGCCTCAGCCTGGGAGCCCGTCGAGGCGAACTCCGCGCTCTCCGGCTTCACTGACGGCTCCACTTGGTTCACGGTCGACACCCTCCAGGGCCTCGCCGATGCCGTGGTGGCCGCCCTTGGTGGCACTTCGCAGGGGGTCCGAAACTACGCCACCAACTACGTGCTGGTCGACGATGGCTCGTTCTTCACCGGGCTGTCCTCCCTGGATGCCGCCTTCGGGGACACGCTCGCGAACCTGACCACGACCAGCAAGGTCCTGGTCGGCGCCATCAACGAGGTCGACGCCGACGCCGCGACTGGGATCGCCAACGCCGCGACTGCTCAGGCCGCGGCCGACGCCCTCGAAGCGCAGGTGGGTGTCACCGTCCTGGCCAACCTTACGACGACCGATCAGACCGGCCTCCAGCCCGCGATCAACGAGGTGGACGCCAACGCGGACGCAGCCCAGGTCGACGCCACCCAAGCGCTGGCCGATGCGGCGGCGGCCCAGGCGGACGCTGATGCGCTTGGGGCGGAGAACACAGACGGGCAGATGTCCATCCATCTGCTGAACGGCTTGGCTGATGGCGGGACTTGGACGCCTACGGTCACCAGCGGCGGGCTGGTATCGATCACCCGGACGGCGGCTGCGGGCGGTAGTTCGTGGTGGGTGGAGATCCCCGCCCCGAATCGCACCGCCGCCGGAAAGGGCATCAAGCCCACTGGGCTGCGAATCAACTACAGCGTCAATACCGCCGATGTGGACGACGTTCGTTTCGAGATCTGGAAGATCACGCAGGGCGCGGACGGTGCGGCCCGCACCGCCGCCATCGTGTTCGGGGAGGATAATCTCGACTACGACGCCGCGCACGACACTGCCGCCGAACGTGGCGACGACACCGCCGCTCCCGAACTGCACTTGGCGGTGGTGACCGATGCTGGCGTCCCGGCCTACCTCGGCGCTGGCGAGAGCCTGATGCTGCGGTGCTTCGTCGAGGGCGATGCTGGCGGTGCTGGCACGGTGGTCATCACCGACGCCATCATGGAGTACAGCGAGACTATGGTTGATCTGGCCTGATCTGGAGTCTCCATGCCGAATGAGGTGGTCGATCGGGATCTCGGATGGAGCAACCTGGTCAAGTCGCTGGGAGACCTTGGCTCGCCAGGGGTCTTCGTCGGCTTACTCCAAGACAAGGGCGGGGAGATGACCGAGGAGGGGATCACCCTCGCCGGGTATGCGGCGGTGAACGAGTTCGGTTCGGAGGATGGCCATGTGCCGGAACGCTCCTTCCTCCGCGCCACGATGGACGAACAGAAGGCGGTCTATGAGGGCGAACTGGCGACGATCGCCGGGGCCACCGTCGACGCGATCGTGAAGTCCACAGGGACGGGCGCCGGGATCGCAGTGCTGGAGCGCGGGCTCGGACGCCTGGGCCTTCGGGCGGTTCGCGACGTGCAGGACAAGATCCGAGCGGGTGGGACGCCGTTGATCCCGAACGCGCCCACCACTCTGGCGCGGAAGTACCCCGCGAATCACCCGCTCATCCACACGGGGCGGCTACGGCAGGCGATCACCTTCAAAGTCGACATGGCTGGCGTGAGGACCCTCTCGTGATCCTCGGCCTCTCCACCGTGACCCGCCGCCGCTTCGCCACGGGCTCGCGCACCTCCGGCCGCTTCACGGCAGGAGCCGCGACCGACACTGCGATCCTGATGTCCGTGCAGCCCCTCAACGGCCGCGAACTCGCCAGCCTCCCCGAGGGCGAGCGCAGCTCAACCGTGCTCAAGGGCTACACCGAGTCGGATGTCCGCACCCTGGACCAGATCGCGAGCCCGCAGGAGCTGGCCGACCGTATCGTGGTGCTCTCCGGGCGGTGGGCGGGCACCTATGAGGCTCGCGCCGAGATGGGGGAAACCGAATTGCTCCCCCATCGAAAGGTGCGCCTGGTCCGCCTGCTGGAGACCGAAGCATGAGCGCCTCGGAGACCATCCTCCAGGCCGTCCGCGCAGTGTTCATCACCGTCACCGGGGCTGCTGCGGACAAGGTCATGGTCGCCGGGGACAAGGGCCCGCGCCCCGCGAAACCCTACGTGACGGTCAGGGTCACCGCCGCCCGCTCCGGCTTCCTCGGCACCGCGGAGCGCATCAACACGATCGTGGCAACCCTCCCCAACGCCGCCATGCGCGAGCGCCGGGAGGCCACTGTCTCGATCCAGGGCTACGGGCCGGGCGCGGCGACCTGGCTGGATACTTTCGCCATTGACCTCGACTCCCCCTCCAGCCTCGCCGCCCAAGAGACGGCCGGGGCGAGCCTGATCCTCCTCGCCGGCCCCTCCGACCTCTCCACCTTCCTCGACACGCAGGAGGAGGACCGGACCAGCCTGGAACTGCGGGTGCGTCACATCCTCACTGGCGCGGCGCAGGTGCTCACCCCCCTTGCCGCCTTCGATCTCTCCGGGGACATCGACGCCTATCCTGGCGACCCCGATCCACTTCCGATAGAGGCCGTCTACCCGTAGTAGACTGTGCCCAGGAGCCCCCATGCCTATCGACGACTCCGGCACCTGGAATTCCCTCGTCAGCGCGCCGATCACCATGGCGGCGCTGGCCTCGTCAGCGGCGAGCTTCACTCAGATCCTGATGCTCGTGGCCAACGTGACTCCGGACGGGGGGACGATCGCCAGCTACACCACGCTCGAGGAGGTGGTCGACGACACGGCCAACCTCTCCACGGTCGCCATCGCCATGGCCACCGCGCTGTTCGCCCAGGCCGCGAAGAACGCGAACGGCGTGGTGCCAACGAAGGTCTACATCCAGGGCGTGAACGTGGTGGGCTCACAGACCTACGTGCAGGCCCTCGCGGACGCGGTCGCCAGCGGGGCCGATTTCTTCGGCATCATCGCGGACGTGCGGACCCCGGCGGATCAGATCCTCATTGCCACTCAGGTGGAGACCTACGCCGCCTCCGCCGCCTACTACCTGTTCATCACCCAGGACGATGATGCCGACTGGAAGACCACCGGTATCCCCGCCGCGTGGTCGGCTGTCACCGGCTACGAGTGGACGGCGATCGCATTCCACGACGACAACGACAACGACGCCTCTTCCGCCCGACTGGACTGTGCTCTCATGGGCAATCGGATGGGGTGGGATCCGGATGTCCAGAGCGCCGCCTGGAACTGCGACGTGGCCGGAGTCGCAGCGCTCACCACCCCGCTGACCTCCGCACAGAAGGGCTTCTTGGTCGCCAACTACGCCTCGGCCGCCTTGACCTTCTTCGACGCGGATTTCTGGGTGCACGCCGCCAAGACCCTCGCCGGCCGGCCCATCGAGCACGTCGTCACCGCGGTGTGGATCCGGCGGAGGATGCAGGAGGCCGGGGCCGCTGCCCTCGCCGCTGCCAGCGCTCGGGGGGAGAAGATCGCCGTGGACCCGGAAGGGCAAGGGATCCTTCGCAGCGTCTTCGAGGGGGTCGCCATCCGGGCGGTCAGAGCGAAGCACCTAACCACGACCGACGCGACGAAGCCCCCGTACCGGATCCGGTCCCTGAGCATCTCCGCCGCGGACATCACCGGGCAAACCCTCCGGTTTACTTTCGAGGCGCAGTTCGCAAGCGGCGTGCGCTCGATGTCCATCCCCGTGAATCTCTCCCCCTACGCGCTGAGCTGACCTATGACCACCTCCCGAGACTTCAACCTCTCCCTCCTCCAGGTGGTCGTGGGAACCTTCCGGGTGACCGGTCTCATCTCCGCGGCCATCACGAAGGCAAGCGACGACTTTTCGGTCTCCTTGTCCGTGGATGGGGCTCATGTCAGCAGGAATCGGATCGCCAACAACCTGCACGAGTTGGCGATCACTGTTCGGCACGGCAGCGGTGGAGCCCTCCTCCTCGCCAATGCCTACCAGGAGCAGCTCCAGGAGTCCGACCGGGGAGCGCTCACCGACATGCCCGCCTCGGTCTACGACCCCGTCTCGAAGCGGTCGATTTCCGAGAGCGCGGCGCTCTTCAAGAAGGGGCCCGAGTCGTCCTACGGTCAGGACGCGCCCGATCTGACCTTCGTGTTGATCCTCCCGAATCCCACCGTGGACAATGGTGATTGATGGACTTCACCGTCAAGGACAGCAGCGGCGCCTCCCATCGCTACGACCTGACCCGACACCCGGGCTCGGAGGGGATGTGCCTCGCTCTCTTCCTCTCAGGCCTCGTCATCGAGCCCCTGACCGCCGCCGCCGGGCCGATCCTCGTCTCCACGCTGGTGGCGGCGATGGGCGGCGCGAAGATCTCCGTGGGCGGCATCCTGTCCAGCCTTCGACACGACCCCACGATCCTTGAAGGGCTCGACTCCGCAGGCATCGGCCGCGCCGCGCGAGGGGTGCTCGCCTCTCTCGACGACGCCACGATCTACGCGCTTCTACGCTACGTGAACCGCGACGGCACCCCGCTGGTGCACAACGGCCGGCCCACGGGCGCCTTCGATGAGGCGTACTCCGGGAACTACACCGAGCTCGGGTTGGCGCTCTGGCAGGTGGCGTCGATCAATGGTTTTTTTCCGGTGGTCGGTACATCCGCGCCCGCCAAGCCCGCGGCTTCCTGAGCCGAGCCCGCACCCAAGTAGAGGCACAACGAGAGCAGGCAGTCAAGCGGAGGATCGAGCAGTCGGCGGCAGAGGGAGTAGATTGGTGGACCATGCGGATCGCGACCTCCCCCCACTTCTCCGACACCCTCACCGCCGTCGCCCACGAGTGGAGCTTCGCCGACCAGGTGCACGCGCACCAGACGCTCGACGCCCTCGACGACGTGGTGGACATCTGCCGGCCCGAGCCACCGAAGGGGAGGGGTAGCTAATGTCGGCGACTACCATCAGGGAGCTGCTTGTCCGCATCGGCGTCGACGCGGGCGACTCCGGCAAGTCGGTAGCCCAGCTGGATGATGCGATCGGCTCTCTGAAGGACACCGCCCTGAAGGTGGTCGCGGGCATCGCGGCCGTCTCCGTCGCCATTGGTGGGCTGGTTCTCTCCGCCGCGGGGGCTGCCGACGCCATCGACAAGGGCTCCCAGGCTGCGGCGCTTACCACTGACGCCTACCAGGAGCTGAGCTTCGCCGCATCGCAGGCCGGGACCGACATCGAGTTGCTCAGCAAGGCGCTCGGGAAGCAGAGCACCGCGCTGGCCCAGATGAAGGAGGGGACAGGCACGGCCAACGACGCGCTCAACGCGCTGGGGGTGACCTACCAGGACCTGGCCGGGCTCACGGTCGATCAGCAGTTTGAGGCCACCGCTACGGCCATCTCGTCAGTCACCAACGAGCAGGGCCGCCTCCAGGCCGCAACGGCGATCTACGGGGAGGAGATGGCCCAGCGGCTCATGCCGATCCTGGCAATCGGGGGGAGTGGGATCGCGGCGCTCCGTGGGCAGGCGCAAGAGCTGGGCCTCGTCCTGGGCGAGGAGGGGGTCGAGGCCGGGGTGAAGTTCACCGACACGCTCGATCAGGTGTGGACGCTCCTTGGGTCGATAAAGAACCGGATCGGGCTGGAGTTGGTGCCGCGCATCACCGGGCTGTTGGAGCGCTTCCTCGACTGGTACGAGGCCAACGAGAAGATCATCGGCCAAAGGCTCGATAAGTCGGTTGAGCTCATCTCGGTAGGAATCGACGGGCTCGTGCATGCCGTCGAGGCGGCGGACAAGATCGTGGTCGCGGCCTTCGGCGGGTGGGAGCCCCTGATCCTCGGGGTGTCGGTTGCGGTGGCTGCCCTCTCAGCCGCCATGGTGGGCCTCGGCGCGCTCAAGGTCTGGCTGGCTATCGAAGCGGCTCTCGCGGGGATCGGCATCGCGGGGGCGGCATCCTTCGGGGCTGTGGCCGTCGCAGCTATCGCCGTTGCTGGCTGGCTGGTCGCCGTGGGCCTCGCCGTGGATGATCTCTACACCTACCTGACCGGGGGCGACTCCGCGATCGGGCAGTTCGTGGAGCGGTTCCAGGATGCTGATGGGATCTTGGGCGCCGTAGCCCGTCAGATCCCCGTGGTGGCAGAGCTGTTCTCCACGCTATGGGACACGCTCTCCCTGTTGGGTGACCTCGCCTATCAGGTCTTTGAGGTCGCCTTCCTGCCCGGTATCCAGGCCGTGGGCGACCTCGTGATGTGGCTGATCTCGGGCCCGCTTGCGCTGCTCCAGATCGTGATCGAGGACGTGATCAAGCCCGCGCTGATGTTCCTGACCACCAGCCTGGCGAACCTGAACCAGGGCCTCGCCGCGATCGGAATGGGCGGCGCCGACACCGCGGCATCGGCTGGGATCAGCACGTCGAAGTCGGCGAGTGCCTTTGCCAAGGATGCATCCTCAGCCGCGGCTTCCTCCTCGTTCGCTCCCGCCATGGCCGCGCTGCCGACTGTTGGCGCCGCGACCACGAATGTCCAGGTCCAGGGCTCGCAGCTCACCGTCTCTGGGGTCGGCCTGTCCGCTGAGGATGTCCAGCGCCTCTTCGAGTCGATGGCCGCGGAACAGGCGAGGCAAACCGCCGCCGCCCTTGATGGCGCCCCAGCATGACCAGCTACCGCATCCCAGAGCGAGAGATCGAGGTCTACCTGCGCAGGCAGGACGATCGCGCCCTGTGGAAGCCCGACGCCGTGATCTCGGCCAGCTTCGATCGCCGCCTGGGCGTCACCGATCATCCCGTGGAGCGCAGCCAGGACGTGACCGACCACGTTCAGGTCATGCCTTGGAGTTTCATGCTCACAGTCGAGGTGAGCGATCTGCCCAGCACGGGGCGGGGAGGGCCAGCCAGGCTCCGGGATCGGCTCAAGTGGCTGGAGACCACGGCGGGAAGCGGCCGGCGGGTGGACATCGTCACGCGCCGGCACGGGGTCTTTCGTGGAGGGGTGCTGAGCGGGATCAAGTTCCCGATCGGAAACGTCTCCTCCATCACCTTTGACCTGGAGCTGCGCGAGGTCCGGATCGCCTCCGTGTCGAGCATCACGATCTCCGTGGACCAGGTGAGCACCGACGCGACCACATCGAGCGGCGCCCCCTCCGCGGTCGATCTGGGCGAGCAGTCGACCACCTCGACGACAGCCGACACCGCGACCGCTCAGGAATCCGAGCGCGATCAGTCCATCCTCCTCAGCCTCCTGGAAGCACTCTGATGGGCCAGATCCTCACCACCCCCTCCGACCTCCCGCAGTACACCCAGAGCCTGACCCTGGGTGGGACACAATACCGCCTCCAGCTCACCTGGCGGGAGCGGCTCCGGGGCTGGTACGCAGACCTCTGGACCACGGATGGCACCGCGGTTTGGTTGGGCCAGCGGCTCTCCTCGGATTGGGCGCTTGGCGCGGGCCTGGTGGCGGAGAACGCTGCGGAAGGGCTGCTCCTGGTGAGGGGGCCGGCGGACTACTCGCGGGCGGACCTCGGGGCGTCGCTCAAGCTCGTGTTCTACCCCACCGACGAGCTGCCCGCCGCGACGGTGGTGGATGCGGGGGTCTCCGTCAGCGCGTGATAGTCCACCCCAGGAGGTTCCGATGCCCGACAAAACCGCTCCGACCCATTCCCCCGAGCTGATCGTGATGAGCTACCACATCGCCGGCTCCCGCAACCCCGTCATCGTCCAGCGGTGCGGCCCTACGGGCGATGACAAGGACCTCTGGATGGCCATCGCCGGGGGAAACATGATCTACACCGACGGCACCCAGCACGTCGCCATCCCTTGGCGAGGTCTCCCCCCCCAGCTCCAACGCCACGCCGGCCACACTTTCGAGGCCGCGGTCAAGCTGGCTCGGGGGGCCGCTCGTGCCATGAGGGTCTGAGGTGCCGGTCCTCTTCGGCCGGCGGGTCATCGTGGAGCTTGGGGTCGCGGGCGGAACTGCTCGGCGCTTCGAGGGGCTCCGCGTGTCCTTCACGGTCGAGATGGACGACGCTTCGACGCCGAACAAGGCGAAGATCGAGACCTACGGGGTGAGCCGGGACACCGTCGCCCTGATGCAGGAGGAGGGGGCGTTGATTCGCCTCCTCGCCGGCTACGAGTCCACCACCGGGGCTCGCCTCCTCTTCGAGGGCAACCCGATCGCGGGCGGGGTGAAACTCGACAGGCGGCAGGGCACGGAGCGGGTCCTGGTGGTGGAGGCGCAGGACGGGGGCAGCGTCTACCGGACCTCCGCCATCAGCGAGACCTACGCCACCGCCACCCACTCGGGCGCGCTCTTCACGGCCTGCGCGCAGGCGATGGGGGTCCCGCTCGGCAACGTGGGCGCCGTCGTCGGCTCCGTGAGCTTTCCCCACGGCTACACGCTGACAGGCCCGGTCAGGAAGCACCTCGACAGGATCGCGGAGATGTCGGGCGCGAAGTGGCAGATCCGAGACGGCGCGCTCCAGGTCTGGGCGGTGGGAGGCACGACTGGGGAGGAGGCCGTGGTTATCAGCGCCGCCGCCGGGAACCTCATCGGCAGCCCCAAGCCCCAGGACGGGGGCGGTATCGAGGTGCAGGCCCTCCTTGCGCCGACGCTTCGACCCGGGAAGGCGTTTCGGGTCGAGTCGGAGGACTACCGGGGGAACTACGCCGCCACGAAGGTGGTGTTCACGGGTGACAGCGGCTTCGATCGGCCCTTCTACGCCGTAGCCAAGGGCACGGCGCTCTAATCGGTGACGCCGTCGCAGTCGTTGTCGAGCCCGTCGCCAGGGATCTCCAGATTGCCAGGGAAGACGGTGAAGGTCGTGTCGTCGCAGTCCCCGCCCACCTCGGCCCACAGGCCTGGATCGTCCGCCACAAGGCCGATCTCGCAGGCGGTCAGGCTCACATCCGACCCATACCCGTCGCCGTCGCCATCAAGGTACCAGGCGGGAACGACGAGATCCTCGTCCGCGTCTCCATCGCAGTCGTTGTCGAGGCCGTCGCACACTTCGACGAGCCCGGGGGCCACCGCCCGATCGGAGTCGTCGCAGTCCTCAGCGATCGACACGTAGCCGACGGGCCGCTCACAGGCGGAGATAGCGCGTCCAGCATCGCCGTAGCCGTCGCCATCGGCATCCCGATACCAGATGGCGCCCGCCGCGTCTTCGTCGGTCTCCCCGTCGCAGTCGTCGTCGGCGCCGTTGCCGCAGACCTCCTCGGCTCCGGGGTAGGCGCCGGGGTCCGTATCGTCGCAGTCCACAGCCAGGGTTGCGCCGTCGCCGTCGGCATCGGGCCATGCGGTCGCGCCGCAATCCACTGACTCAGGTTCCTGGGCTTCGCAGCCGAGAAGGGTCGAGAACAGAATGAGGAAGGCGAGGCGCATGAGTGACTCCTGCGGTGGGGTACAGGATGAGACGCACGAGCAAGGCGATCTATTCGATGCCGGGTAGAATGGCGGGACCAGACCGGGTAGGATGCGATCATGCCAGATCCGAGCGAAGCCACCCCACACTCCAACTTGATGGAGTCGGCCCGTGCGGCGGTCGCGGGGGTCAACGTCTGCCTACCCGCCACGGTGGTCAGCTACGACCACGACGAGCAGAGGGCGGTGGTTCAGATTGTCCCCGCCTTCCTCCGCAAGCTCGCTGGCGCGGTGGTGGTCGACGGGCACCCCGCGATCTCGAATGTCCCCGTGGTCTTCTTCGGCGGGGGCGGGGGCGACTACTCGGACACCTGGCCCCTGGAGGTGGGAGACCCCGGCCTCGTGGTGTTCTGCGACCGCTCGATCGACGAGTGGCTGAGCACGGGGGCGGCGAAGAC